GCTGTAAGTTTTGACCAGCAAATGTGCTTACTGTTCCAATTACTGAAGTTGCACTTACAGACTCATGTCCTAATAAATCAACTGCTTTTATAAAGTAAGTTCCAGCTTTAGCTGGTACGATCACAGAATTAGCTGGTGGACTTATCTTATCAACTAACAATGTAGTATTTACGTAAGATGCACTTGAAGTAACTGGTGTGTATCTAATAAAGTAATGACTTAAATCTAAATCAGTACTTGGTGTCCATTCTAAAACAGCAACTTGATCTTGAAAATCTATTGAGAGATTGCTGACGTTAGCTGGTGGATCACTCGCACCAATAACAAAATGATCTTGCGTTACAAAACTAGATTTATAACCTAAAGAGTTGATCGCTCTTGCTCTTACATTATAGGTTGCTCCACTTTCTACTGCAATCTGTCTTACAGTAGCACTTGATATTCCTGATGTCTTATAAATAGTATCTGTTGTTTTCTTATAGACAACCTCAAATTTATCTACAAAGAAATCTGGTGTACCTCTTAATGTAACTGTCATAATTACATTAATATTACCCTCTGTGACATTTACCAATTCATCTGTGATTGATGTTATTGTTGGGGCATTGACAACTTTTGGATTAGGTAAGAAAGTTGTTGGAGCGTCGCTTTGTTGTATTTTTGTATTATAAGTATAGACACTTGCTACATACTCTACCGCACTTATAGCCACAGTTCCAGCCACAGATAGAGAAACTTTAGTTACTAAAAAATTTTTTGAACTAAATCCCATGCCAGTATGAGTTATTGCAAATATATCTCCTACTGTTAATTCTTGAGCCTCTGATGTTGCAACAAATTGTATTCTTAAACCAGTCCTTGATCTTTTCAAAACTAACTCTGCTAAATCTTCAGCTTGAAAAAAATTGGTTGTCGATGGTAAATTAATATTAAAATGTAATTCCTGATTATTGTCTGAGGCTAGTAAAGTTGCATATTTAAAATCACTTGCTACATTGGTTTCATCGATTGGAGGATAAATAGCTTCCATCGTTTGATAATTATTATCTTCGTCAGGAAAACTTGCTATAACTCTGTTGTATTTCTCATTCTTGTTTTCACCTATGACTTGAATATTTGAAATAATCATATCCTCAGTAATTGTCATTGCTGATGAGCCAGTGCCTTCAACCTTGACTGTGTACTTGCCTCCAGTATAAGTAAAAAACCCTCTAAAACTTGAAAGCAAAAACTGAACATTGTTTAATATTTTTGTGTTACTCCCAAGTGCGGCATGAGTTTCAAATAACGACTGAGAACTTGCACCAGTGAATGGTGTTACTGAAGTATTGCAAACACCAGCCGCAGTAGTAAAACTAGCAGTATCAATGTCGCTAGAAGATAAACCTTTTCCGTATCTTGTTCCTGTAAGATAATCATATAAAATATATGCTGGGTTTGCAGAATAAGCATAAGTTGATCCACTTAAATTTGTATTAATTAATTTGCCTCTAATAACAAAATTTATTTTAGGTATTCCATTAAAAGCATCAGAATTATATTTAAACCTAAATGCGGCATGACATATACCCTTACCTCTGTGGCTGTCAGTCCAATTTAAAGAACTCAAATTAATAGGAGAAGTGAAAGAATTAGACCCCACTCCGTAACGATGACCCTCATCAGTGCCATTAAAAAATTGAAAGTTTGTTAAATAATGAATGACCTCATTACCATCTTGTTCTTCTGTTCCTTGATATGCTGGGTGAGAAGTTTCGATAGAAAGATTGGAAGTATTAGTAGGTGCGGTTGTACTTACACCATTAAGAGACATACTTTCAATTAGTGTTGTCGTTCCAAATGTTGAGTCTGATCCAGTAAATGTAGCATAGAGTTCATCATCAATATATAACTCAGTAAATCGAGCAACTTGACCCTCACATAAAGCCATAATCACATATAAGAATTGATTATCAGGTGAAGTCGCTATAAAAACTATATTACCTCCTATTCTTCTTGTCCCATAAATTAATGGTAGTGATGTATCACTGGCTCTTTTATTTAAAAGCAATCCCTGTGTGCCTAAAGCACCAACCTCCGCATCAGGCAAATTCATTTCGGGAAGTTCTGGAACTTCTGGTATAATCCATGAAATCACTTCTTCAACAACGTCACCAGCAAAATCTATTACTTCACCAACTACATCACCTACTGCATCAACGACATCATCAACGACATCTGTAACAGTATCTACTGCATCACTTATAAAATCGCCTATTGCACCCATTTAAACTCCATCTGCAAAAACATTTCCTATTTGTCTTAATCCTAATTTGTTATAAAAATGTGCTTTTCTCTCTAAATCTTTTCCATCTAAAGTACCCAACAAACAAGGTATCATTTTTTTGTTTGCTATTTTTAAAAAACTCTTAACTAAAGCACTTGCATTTTGATAAGTTCTTTCATTCTTATCTATGAAAAAAAAAGCATCACCTAAATATTTATTGTGCGAAAACCACCATCGTCTTTCTTGACCACCTATTGCTCCAATAATTTTTTTTTCTTTTTTCAACAATATACATAGTTCGTTTGCAACTATTGGTTTGATAAATTTACTCATCAAAAACTTATCGTATGGTGGATATAAAGTTTCTGCTTCATCGTGCATACCAATTAGAAACCCTATTAACTCTGGTATATCTGAATTTGTTGCTTTTACTAAATTACTGTTGGTCAGTTGTTTTACCCCACTCAAGATCAGTTATTACTGCTGTTGTAAACTCAAAAAACTTATCTCCATTGAAATATATTTGTTGAGAATTATCATTTGTTTTTCTACCTTTTTTCATTTCAAAGTTAGACCAATGATTGGCAATATTAATTGTTAATTTACTTGAAGTGGTTGTCTCGTTGATATTATATCCTGAAATATATCCAACAAAATAAGTATACGGATTATTTATTAATGCTCCTGAGTCATTCAGATAAGCACGAAATATTGTGACTGGTTGATGCGTATGGTTATTATTTAAAAATAGTGAAAAGAATGTTTGATCGACACCAGTTAAAACTAAATTTACTTGAGCAGTAGAGAGCGAGTTATTTTCTGTTACACTTGTAAAACATCGCCACTAGCTGAGTAAGTATTGCTGTCGTAAGTAACGTCAAAATAAGCTGTTGTCCTATAATAAGTTGTCCCACCAATAGATAATTGTATTAAATATATTTGATCTAAATGATCGGTTGCTAGTTCCGTTTTAAGATCAGAATGTAAACCTCTTGTCATATTACCTCAATCAAATCCATTTCATATCTAAATTTAGCATCATTAGGTAATTGTATCTGTTGAATATCGTTTTTTAAAGCAACTGTAAATGGAACACTATTATAAACGACAGTGTCATTATCTGATAAAGCTGTTGTTAAAGGTGGCTCTATTGTAACTGTTGCGGCATTGCTTGATGAAGTTACATCACTAACCACCATGTAAACTTTATTATGACCACCAAATTTTATATAATCTCCAGCTTTAAATCTTCCTGATCCGTCAGCCCCAAATGCGTCCATTGCAATAGTCGTATCACCGACAGTATGCGATCCGTTCACCAATACTGAACCAGTCTCAGTTCCTAATGTGTCATCAAATATAGGCGGTGTATATTGGAAACTTTCTTTCCTACCTCTCTGTTGAGTAATAAATGCAAATATAGGGTTGAAATCGGCTCTTGTCATTGCTGGAAAAGCAACTCTCATTCCCCATCTTTGGTTTTGTAACTGTCTCGCTTGTCTCCGACCACTAATTGCAGTTGATACTAATGTTGTTTGGTTATTAGTAATTAAGACACTAGCCGCAACTGGGCTTGTAGGAAATGTTCCACTCATACTAAGGCTGTCCTTCCTTTATTATTCAAGGCTGTGTTTACCATGTTTATTATCTGACCTCTACGACCATCAAGCAATTCAGCAAAGCCTCTTTGATCTACTGTGTTAATGTTGAAAGTAACATTCGTCACTCCACCTAATTGATTATTTGGAATGATAGTTCCAGCAGAATCAGGAACAAATACTTCAGCACCTTTTTCACCAACAACAGATGGTCTGCCTATTGGTGGTCTACCGCCATCAGCAAAGAAACCGCCGATTATGCCGCCTACTGCCGCACCTACACCACCAAACAAAGCACCGCCAATGGCTGAACCAATCGTGCTTTTTTGTTGTTTCTTTTCTAATTCCTGTTGTCTTATAAGTTGATTGTTAGCAAATGCAGTTTGTTGTCCAAATAGTGCCTGACTCGCTCCAGCTAAAGCGGTTGATGCCGCTAACATTCTTAATGATTTTGAAGCCTTATCAGATGCACTTTCTTGTTTGCCTAATCTTTCTTCGATTGCATCAAGAATATCTCTTAAGAACAATGCCATAATTACAGCCTCTAAAATAGCTGAAATAAAGAATGTCAATATTTGAATACCAACATTTTTAAATACTTCTCCCATAGATTGACCAGTTACGATTGCTCTGGCGATTGCATCTGTGAAAGATTTAACAGCTTTATCTGCTGAAGAAATAGCATCTTTAAATGTACTTTTAAGTCTTTTGTTTACGTCATCTAGTCTTTCACTAAATGTTTTTGAAGTCTTACCGAGATCAGAAATAATATTGTCTAAATCTTCAGCATTTTTTCTAGCCTCTCGCATCTGCTTTTCTAAGTCGGCTATGACTACTTTTGCTTGTTCTAAGAATGATCTTTCGTCTAATGGTTTTGCAAGTATCTCATCTAACTCGATAGACTCTTTGTTAAATCCTTGAATATCTTTTGTTGCATCTTTAAATACATCACTAAGTCCAGTGAATTCGCCTATTTTTCTTAGAGCAAAATCTAAGGCTATGATACCAGCTAAACCTTTTCTTCCTAAGAATAATAATCCAATAAGACCTAAAGATTGTGCAACTGCTGGTAAAGAATTAAATATGGTAATTAAATTTGAAACTGATGCTTTAACTTCTCTAAATATAGGTGCTAATAAATCTGCTGAAGCCGCACCAAATAATATCATCTGTTTTGCAATCTTAACGATGTTACCTCCTACAACCATTGCAAACTCCTCAATGGAGTTAAAATTGCTTTCTATAAATTTATCAATTTGTGAAAAAGAAACTTTTAAAAAATCAAATGGGTCTGAGTCCATTACAGCAAGTTTAAACTTGAAGAATTTATCTCCAAGCATAGACAATGTTCCGTCAAAAGTTTGTGCTAACGAAAGGGTTGCTTTTCCAAATCTACCATCACCTGAGAAATCTCTCTCAAATGCTTCAACTGTTTCTTCTATTGATACTTTTGCACCAGCTTGAAATCCTAATAAAGCCCTAACACCTCTTTCTCTAAATAAGTCAGCCGCCCCTATACCACCAGCAAATGATCTTTGTATCTGTTCTGCTGTTGTTCTAAAATCCAATCCAGTAACAGCCGCAACATTACCAGTTATTTCTAAAACTCTGTTTAAATCTTCTGCATCTTTTGCAACAACCGCTAGTGATCCTGATGCACCAGCAATTTCTTCTAAACTAAATGGAACTTTTGCCGCAAAGGTTGTTAAGTTATCAAATGCCTTTGCACCTTCTTGAGCCGATCCAAATAAAAACTTAAATCTAACTCTGAGTTGTTCAACTGATCTTGATGTATTTAAAAACTCTCTACCAACTAAAGCTAAACCTAATCCAGCAAAAGCATTTCTTAAATTAAAGACTTGTCCTTTGAGTTTACTCAAACCTTTGTTCACGCCATTTAGGGCGGCTTTGGTCTTATCTCTTGCGACTATATCTATAGCAACTTTTTTGGTCATTTATCTCCTACGCATTTTTGCTTGGTTTTGTGCTTTGTTTCTTTCAATTCTTTCTTTCTTTGCTTTATCATCAAGATATGCAATCCACATCAAAAACTCCTCATAAGTCATTTTTAACACTTCAAAGACTGGTATCTTTAAATAATCGGCAAGATCGAAATATGATTGTAATTCTGTATCGTCAGCTATTTTTTTTTAGCTTCTTCGTAAGATGGAACTGTCATGCAATCACCAGCAACCCTAGCGACTACATCTGGATCAGATTTTTTCATCAAAGCAAATTTATCTTCTAATGTAAAATGAGGATTACCCTCACCATCTTTTGCTAACCAGATTAGAGCATAGACCAGAGCTTCAACTTCGTCTTTTTTTGTTTTGTCTAATATTTTTTTCTTTTGCTCTAAAGTAATAGGCTCAACAAATATTTCTAAATTATCCCATTCTGGTACAATTATTTTGCGAGTTTTATAACTATTAAAATGATCTTTAACTTTGTTAATTGCTTCGCCCATACTCTAATCTTTAAGTTATTTTATAATTTTTGTCAAATTATACTGTTGTTCTAGTAATTCCACCAGTTCCTTGAACTCCAATAGATAATCTAATTGTATCGTCCATAGTTACTGATACTGAATTTGACGTAACAATTGCAGCACCTTGAAGTACAAAATCGCCACTATCATTACCCTCTGGGTGTAAAAATAGATTGATTGATGCTCCTTCTATAAGAACTCTTTGTCCGTTTGTGTCTGTTTCGTCAAAGTGACACTCAACTGTTGCTGTAAATGTTGATCTACTTGCAACAAATGATTTTGCTGAATTTGCTAATGCAGTTGTTTCGATTACATCAGCAGTCGTCTCAAGAGTAAATCCTGTTACTTCTGCTACTGTGTTTCCGCCAACCTTTACTAGACCAGCACTTCCTGTATGTACAGCCATTATTCTTCTCCTTCGTCTGTGTTAAATGATTTTGGTTTTGGTTTAGACTTTTTTTCTGCTGGGTCTTTCCAACCAGCTTCTTTAAGGTCTGCTACTTGATCTTCCCAAACCTCAACGAAATCGCCTTCTTTATTTTGTAGTTTTTTTCTTTTTGCCATATTTTCTCCCTACTGGTTTTTTAGCTTCTGGATTGTTATGCTTATGTGTCCAACCATCGGCTAGAAATAAATTTGGATTTGAAGTGTGAACTACTACTCCATTCTTTATTAAATAAACTTTTTCCATAAACTTCTCCTATGGTGTTCCACTTGTAAATGAATACAAGCATCTAATAGTGATAATAACTCCGCCATACGGAAATATACTACCTTCGTCAGTTTCGACAGAAACCACTTGGGTATCAAGTGCGTTTCCGCCTCTGGTTCTGTCACTATCTAAAGCAGTTTCAACTGTTGTCACTAATTGATTTCTTTTACTATCAATATTAGTTGTCGTTGCACTACCATTAGTCACAAAACCAAATACTCTAAAATCAATCGTACCTTGTCGTGTAATGCCAGTATTCTTGATCGTAATATCTTCTCTAGTCTCGTCAGCAGTTTGTACAAATACTGCTGGGAATTGTTGTTGTGAAAGTTCTTCTGCATCAAACGGATTGCGTTCTACTTTACCAAATGTTATTGGACTGCTAACCGCAGATAAAGTTGAAACAATATGTGCCGCTATATCTTCTCTTTCACTCATAATTTTAAATCTCTCATCAATGTATCAGCAAATATTTTAACAGCTTTTGCTTCTTCTTTCGCACCAACAGAAAAAAATTCTCTTTTGACTTTATCTCGCCCAACACCCTGACTGTCATTGTAAAATGCTTTTATGTTCTGTTGTCTATTAGGAAAAAATATTTGACCTTTTGTTTTTGTCAATCTCTTAAAAGTCATATTACCTAACATCTGACCGCTTCTAAATAAATTTGGTGTTAATGTTCTACCTTCTTTTGCTCTCTGTTTTGCATACTTAGCTGAGTAAGGTCTAAATTTACGACCTTTAAAATCTGTTCCTTTTCTTGTTCTATCTTTTATTGCATTTTGTAAAAACATTCCAGCTTTTGCAATGCCTTTAGCTGTTGCACTTGGTATCTTTCTTTTTAGTAAACCCAACGCACCTTTAGCCGCAGATACCTCAATGTTAAGGTTTATTTGTACCACTATCTCACCAATCTAAGTTGATGTATGGCAACCTTCTCGGCATCAGCTATTGAACTATCCTCATCAGCATCATACTCAATACCATCTCTGAGTATATCTGTAAACTCATCTTCGTATCTCTCTCGGTAGAACTTGCCCATCGTCTGAAAACGATCCTCTTCTCCTTCTGAGTTAAACTTTGTAAGTGCTGGGCATATGTAATACCCCAGTGTTCTATAAACTGTTGCTCTAGTCCATTGTGAGTCT